TTAACTGTCAGGTTCTTCCAATACCGTGTTGATCCACTGACCCTCACCAGCTCGTCACTGATGCCGGAAAAATACGCCGTGAATGTCAGGTCACCGTCTTCATCCGGGATGATCACCGTGTGAAACTCCACCGGCTCGGTCAACTTATCCCATAATGCCGCGTAATCAACCATGGATGCCTGGCCGAACTGTAATTTGTAATTGAAATACACCCCGATCAGCTCACGGTGCAGCTTGCCGTCCACGGTCCGTTCAGCGAACTTGTCCAGGAAATCAGCGGTGCGCTTGATGCTCATTACCGGTACGCTGTAGGTGCTGCCGTCAATTGTGATCGGTGGGGTACTCATGCCGTAACCCCTTTCACAAGCGATCTTCCTATGCGCGCATTCTCTTTGTCAATATACGGCTTCAGCTCTCTGACCAATGCCCCCAGTGACCCGCCAAAGTTGATCGTTATTTCACCGCCGCCCGCTCCGGTTTCCTCTCTCACGATCTGCCGGATCAGCTCTTCCGGTGCTTCGATGTTCGTCCCATGGCGTTGATCTCCCAGTATCGCCGCGAACGCCGCGTTAGGCGGGATCACCGCTCCAGTAGCCAGGTGCGGGATCTGCGGAGCGGAGACCTCTTTCAAATTGATTCCGTAAGACTTTCCTCCCAGGTCCGGCACCCAGTCCGGTATCGTGATTGAGACTTTGTTCAACGCCCTGATCATAAAATTTATTCCTGATATAACCGAGCGGATCATCGCGTTGATCACATCAATGATGCTGTTCACAAACCCTTTACTTAGGGAAACAATTATCTGCCATACCCCGGTAAATATATTCTTCACGCCCTCCCAGGCTTTTTTCCAGTTATCAGTAAATACACCGCTGATGAATTGAACGATCCCGCCGATGACTGTAATTATTCCCTGAATTGCTCCTGAAATTGCCAGCCCAACGTTTTTCAGGATACCCACGATCAGGTTCCAACCTGAAGCGAACGTTTCCTTGATCCACTGCCATGCGTTTTTGAATAAAGCAACGATACCAGTCATTACATCTCTCAGGATTGGGAGGAGGTGTTTACCGAACCAGGCGATCACCGGCTCAATAAATTTTTCATAAATTGCCTGTCCCGCTTCCTTGAACACCCCGCCCAGCCATTTAAGTTTTTCACCAATTGGACTGAATACGTTTTCTTTCAACCAGTTCCATGCGTCCGACGCGGCCTTGCTGATCCACTTCCACACCGGTCCCAGCACGTGATCCCACACCCAGATCGCAGATGTAGCGATTACATTCCATGCTCCCGTGGCTTGTTCAACGATCCATTTCCACGCATCACCAATAGCTTTTTTAATTTTTTCTACGGTCGTCAATATATTCGGGTCAATTACCCCCGGTTCCGTTGGCGGGACACCAATAGTCCCTCCGCCTGCAACTTCACCGCCGCCGACCCCTGCGTCCGCTGAGCCCTCTTCCAACTGTAATACATTCAGCTCATCGAACGCTGCCAGCGCTCCCTTCGCCGCCTCCCCTGCTTTTTTCGTGTTCTTGGCAAGGCTTCCCTGGGCGGCTGCCGCGTCAGCCGTGCTGTCTGTCACGCTATCTATGGCTTGCGCTGCTTTTTCCATCTTAACCCCGAATAGCGCTGCGATGAATTGCCCAGCCTGGTTGAAGAAGATCACCAGCCAATCCACCGCTTTTTTGATATAGGGGATGACCGCGGATAATAATGGGATAACAGCGGACCCCACCGCCACTCTCAGGTTGTAGAATGACGTGCTCAGAGCCGATACCTTCCCCGAGTACGTATCAGCCAGCTTGGCCGCGTCTCCGGACTGAAAGCGCGTTTCGTTCATAATCCCGTTCACTTCCGCCTGAATCTTCTGCTGCTTGGTCAGGTTGCCGACCGTTGTCCCGATGCTCTCAGCGTATTCCTTCCACATGATGGTCACGTTCTTGGTCACGCCGGAGTTGTCCACCAGAATGCTGTTTTCGTTTTTCAAACCTTCGGTCGCGGATTGAACAGCTTCCCCCATGGTCAGGGATGCCTGTCTGCCAAAAGCTGAAGCGTTTTTAAGTGCGGTGAGTGTTTGTTCGATCTGCCCGGTATCATACCCGCGCATCATAAGGTTCTTATACGCGGTAATGGCATTTGTCATCGGTACTAGGCCATCCGAAATGTATTCTTCCAGGAATTCCTTTGCTGTCACAAATGATTTTCCGGTTCCCTCAACAATGGATCTCAACCCAATCCATGCCGCTTCTGTTTGCGCGGCTGTATCGACCGCGGTTTTTCCCCATCTGATCAACGCCGTGATGCCCATGGCAACGCCCATCGCCAGAGCAACCCCCTTGATTGCCCCGGTGATCGCCTTAACACCCTTGTTGAACCCCTTCGTATCCATTCGAGTATCAATTCGGATGGAACCATCGTAACCTGCCGCCATCGTTATTCCTTCCTCGCCCCTATCATCGCCAAAAACACCCGTTCAGCTTCGCGTTCCTCCACCGTCCGGTCGTCCACTTCCTCCACCACGAACGCATCCCCCAGCTCGCGTGCCATTTGCCGCTCTTCCTTGCTCGCTTTCCCTGTCTTCACCCGTTTCCTCAAACCTGCCAGGGTGCAAAACGCCGTGTCAGCTCCCAGGTCCATGAACAGCGCCAAAAACTTCCACCAGTGTAAGAACGTAACACTTTCCAGGTCGATCCCGTGTGTCTGTTGGAACGCCGCGTAGATCAGGTTGGCGTCCTTATTCCAGCTGAACACCCTTGGACCATCCGGCTCGTCTACTTCATCTTTCCCGCCGTTCAGGAACCATGTTCCTCGCTCCAGCGCGGCGCGCGCGTCTTCCGGTTTATCGATGTAAAGGTTCTCGTAAAAGACCAGGCTCTTCTCCACACTCGCCAGCTCCGGGTCCTCAAACGCCAGGATGATCTTCAGGCAGTTCCTGAAATCCGCATCGATGCGGTATTCCTGCCCGCTCACATCAATGCTGGTGGGGAGTTTGTCAACGAGTATGTTCATTTCATGGTCTTCGATGCCTTTCGGTATTGGTTCACCTTGTTACTCCGAGCGCCCTGGATGAACGGTGTGATGCCTTCAAAGAATTGCTCGAACATGTTCAGCGTGTTTGCGTCGCCAAAAGCCTTCTGCGATGTTCCTGTTCCAAACACCTTATCGATCTGCACCCGTAGGTACTGGCACAGGTCGATCACCAGTTTGATGTTCTCAGCCGTGTTCACCGGGATGCCGTATTCGTCCACGCCTTCCACCGCGTTGATCTCGTCCGCGCGCTGTCGGAACTCGACCTCTTTCTGTTCAAATTCCTTGATCAACCCGTAGAACTTCTCCACGAAAACAATGTCTTCCGGGTTGAACTCGATCACCCGGTTTTCATCACCGTTCACCGCAATGCGCTTCAACCCGTTGTTGATTTGAATGGAATCCATTACACTGTCCTTGTCGCCTTGATGTAGTAAATGGTCGTCACCGCGCCTTCGGTCACTTCGATGCTGATCGTGTTCTCACCCAGCACAAGCGACGCCGGGTCACCCTGGGCAACCACAACTCCATTGCACTTCTGCACGATGCTGTCGGCGGTCGCCAGCTCTGAAGCTACCGTCACGGTCGCAGCCGCGATGCTGGTGGTGTAGAACAAGTTCGATTTATCCGCTGCAAAAAGTGGCGCGAGCGTCCCCGATCCCAGCGTCAGGCTCGTCAACGTGGTTTCCGCCGGCGCGTTCAACTCCGAGAACTCTTCAAGCGTCGGGTTGTACCGCCCCAACGTTGGCTCGCCCACAAAATTCACCGTGTAATTCAGCTTCGCCGCCGCTCCGCCGTCCCCGCCGAACTCGTCCACCTGCAGGCTCACACCCTGCCGCTCCGCTGGGTAAAACCCGCCAATCGCTTCCTTGTACATCCACACGTTCACCACTTCCGCTTCAGCCAGCGAGAGAACCGCCCGCGATTTTCGTAAAGCATCGATGAACTCAAAAACCTCATCGCCAGCCACCGCCGTTGATTCCAGCGGCATATTAGGCGCGTAGGATTCCACGCTGATCGTCGCGCTGTCTTCGTGGATATACGTCTCTTCGCTCGTTTTCGGGTTGTACGCGATCGCCCCGGCTGTTACACCGTCCCCGATCAGAGACCAGGTAGGCGTACCGATCGAACCTGTGTTCAGGAAGGACCTGAACTGACTGCGTTTGATCTTAGCCATTTAGCCTCCTCAACTCGGCGTGAACGCGCTGGTGTTGGCGTTGAATGTTCCAGGGATGGGATCACCAATGAAATTGATGGTGTAGTTGATCTTCACCGATGCGCCGCCATCACCGCCAAACTCATCGATCTGGATGGACACGGTCTGCTTTTCCGCCGGGTAAGCCGTTGGCCCACCAGATTCGTACGCCCATACGTTCACAATATCTGTCTCGGCCTCATCCAAAACAGCCCTGGCCACCCGCAGCGCGTCAACGAATTCAAACACATCGTCACCGCTCACCGCCGTCGCTTCAACCGGCATGTTCGGCGCGTAAGACTCTACCGAAATGCTGGCACTGTCCTCATGAATGTACGTTTCCTCCGTGGTCTTGGGATTGTACCCAATGGCCCCGGTTGTCACGCCGTCACCGATCAGTTTGTAACTGGCCGCCCCCGACGGGTTCACATTCATGAACGTCATTACTTCAGAACGCTTGATTTTTGCCATTTTTTTCTCCTAATTTTGTTTGTAAACCAGCCGGCATTGCACCTGGTACACGCCGCTATCCGACTCGCCCTGTTCATAAAGAAATCCCCAGCCGGTCGCTTCGATCAGCTCGGGTGTTTGACCCGCCGCCAGTGTCGGCAGTGTGCCCGCTTCCGTCTGCGTCTCCAGCCAATCACTGAACGCCTCAAAGAACCCGTTATTCTCCAGCCTCTCCAGGTCATCCGCCGTGCTCTCCATCGACTGGAACGCGAACGGGAATTCCCGCAAAGAACTGCTGTCGATGTAACTCTCCACGATCTTCCCCCCGGCCAGCGGCACCACCGCGTACTGTGTCGGTTTGCTGCCCAGGTAATCCGCCCACAACGGCGCACCCGTCTTTAGCCCGGAGTATCCCGCAAGGTAGGTTCTCAATGCGCTGATAATGCTCATGCTGTGCCTCTACCCGCGATCCTGCGCGCACCTTCAAGGATCTTCCTTCCGTGAACCTCTTTCATGCGAGAGAACCACTTTGGCCCACGCTGTGGTCCCGTCTGGCTGCCTTTCTTCCGTGCCATGTAGTACTGCGCTTTGGCGTACGGCGCGATCCATTGCACCAGACCGCTGCCTACCTGCGTTCCAAGAATGCCCGATTTGATTAACATTCCCGTGCGTAGCGGGATCAGCGGCTCGCACAACCTGAGCACCTCTGAATCAACATACTCTTGCGCCGCGCTGTACCTTTTCAACCATTTTTGTTTGAAATTCGTGTCCCAGGTCAGCTCTGCTTTGCCGTTTTTGGTAACAATGATTTTGCCGCGTGGGGTTTCAATGACCGGGTACGCCATTATGACGCTCCGATCTGCCAGTGACACATACCGTAACTTCCCATGTCCATGGTATCCACGCTGCGGATTATCAATACATCCGGGTATTTTGCTTTCAGATCACTGATCGTAAAACTGGCCGAGATCGTATCTTCTACCAGTCCTCTTACCACCACGTCACCATCCTGGAATGTCCAGTAACCGGTTTTGGTAGTAAGAGCCGCCCACTCAGTATAGGGGAGGTACTCTACCCCGCGCTGAAATGGAACGTAGATGTTCGCCTGGTTCGCTGCGATATTCCCGCCGCTCGCAATCACGTTCGCCGCCTTGCGGTTTTCCCACAACACACCGCGGATCTGCGACCGGTGATACTTTTCAGTCCGCGTCGCTGCATCCACGTATTTATTGTAGATCGTCAGATCGGCGTTATTCCTCATCCAGGTACCCGTTCTCTTCGTCCGTGAACCCTCTGAACATCAAACCGCTTTGGCCAAGGTACAACCGCGCTGCGCGTTCCTGTTTTTCCTCGTTGCTCATTGTTGCCCGGGAACCCGCGCCGTATGATACTGAGTAAGAACCTACCCGCTCGCTCGTGATTCCGTCCAGCTGCCCGTTTTGTTCCTGGGCGTACAGCTCTTCGGACACCGCGCAAGTCGCCATCTGGATCATTTCGATTGTGTCATCGTCCGTATTCGCAGTAATAATCGCCGCTGCACGGTTAAACGTGATATGGTCTATGATTCGCGATGCCCGAAGAGCCAGCCGCGGGAAGTTAGAACCGTCTATGGCAGTTCCGAGAAAACTGCTGCTGTAAAAAGCATAAGTCGCGTATACCGCCATTGACCGCTCCTGTTAAAACACGATCCAGTTGATCACATCGCCCGCGCTGACGTTATAGGTTGCCCCACCATCAGCCACGGTCAACACGCCGGATGCCATTGAGATCGTTGCGTCAACGGTTACATCAGCGCCAGAGCGTAGAACCTGGACGATCTGACCAACAGCGCTCACCTTGCCGGTATCGATTACTGCCGCGTTCGCGCTTGCCTCACCGGCGGTTACAGTATGCGTACCGCCGTGCGGGATCTTGCTTGCCCAGTCAATTCCTGAAATAGTCATCATGCACCTTCAATCCATATGATGTAGCCGTTGATCTTGCCGCCAGTCAGGGCAGCACCTCCAACGGTAACAGTAACAGCCTTAGCTGCTTCCAGCTTGATTGGAGTTGTGTCAACTGCCATCGCTAGTTGTACCTTGGCACCCAAACTGGCTTTTGCGGTTGCGGTCAGTAAGTCATTGGCACTAACAAGGTGGATCGCCACAGTTGCGCTGCCATCCGAAGTGATAGCTTCAATAACGTCCACATGTCCATCGATCACAATGGCATTATCCGGAATGGTCACTGCCAACGGATGCGCGGCGACGGTCTTGTTGCTCACCGGGGTCGGCGACGTGGCGTCATTGACCGCCGTATCGAACACGAACGGTGTTATGTGATAACCGGTGGTATAGGCCAGTTCCGCGTTGATAGCCGTGAAATTATCATCCGCGTCTTTGAGCCAGCCTGAGCCGGTAAGTGATTTAAGTGTTGCCATAGATTATCCTTTCTTCTTGGCTGATCTGCTCGCCTTCGGTTCTTCAGCTGCTTCAGGTTCAGGTTGGAGTGGAGCCGGTATCTCAACCGGCTCGTCTTTTACCTCAACATACCCGGCGGCGATATAACGCGGCGCTTCAAGCGCGCTTACGTCGATCGTAATTCCGCAGTTGTACAGTTTCATGGCTTAGGCTTTGTTGTGCAGGTAGATGCCATTCAGCTTGTTTGCGTAAACAAATGCGTCGTGGTAGATCCGGTACTGCACCAGCCAGCCATCTGTGGTCTGGTTCTCTTCCGGTGCAAACACCTTCAACGCGGCGTGTTTGGTCACTTGCAGAACAGCCGATGGGTGAATGATCATGAAGTTGATGTCCTTGCCGGAGCCCTTGGAGTACCCGCCGGCATCCACAGCCGCACCAGCGTCAATGGTGATCCCCTTGTAGAACCGGGTCTGGGGGACCATCACAACATCCATGCCATCAAATTTCATAACGCGGCGATCAACGGCATTTTCGTTCGCCAGGAAGCGGCTGACCTTGGTCTCAAGCAGACTCAAACAAGCATCAGAAATGTACAGAATACGCCCTTCTCGTGGAACTTCATCCTCGTCAAGCGCCAGCTTGGCAGCGTCCAACGCGGTGAGGATGGTGTTGGCATCCAAAGTCGCGGGGGTGGCAGCATTGATGCTGGAGGTGGAGGCATACTTGCTGAAGCGATAAGCATCCAACTCAGGCGCAACCTGAGTGCGGATAAATTCGCTTGCCAGGGTCCCGAAGGCCATGCCCATGGTTTCTTCGTCGTCCATGCGGTCGATCACGAAAGCCCGGCCGCGTTCGGATGCGAGGGTCAGGGTTTCCCAGGCGCCCACAACCTGTCCGGCAGGGTAGCCGGAAACGCGGGAGTAAGTACCAAGCCCGATGGGATTGGTTTTGAATACACTGACAACATTCGCCCCGGCGAAGTTCACCGGTTTGGTCATCGCGTCCATGCGCGCGGTCAGCGATGAAGCCTTGTAGATTTCATCGAGGATCGGCTGAAATTTTGTTGCTAAAGCAATTGATTGTGCCATTTCTATCTCCTATGTGTTGACCGGTAACCCCGCTGCTTTCCTGGCAGCATCAGTTATCGCGTCGCTTGTGATTTGTTTGTTGTTGCCGCCCGTCACGATCTTCGGAGCGGTACTGTCACTCACGAACAGGTAATCATGCTCGGTCTGAATTTTTTCCAGTTGTTCTTTCAAACCGGAAACAGAACCGTCTTCAGCAAGTTTCAAGAGTTCTGTGTTGAGTAAAGCCATTACGGATTTCGTGTTCCTGGCTTTTGCCCCGGTCAATGCGGATTCAAGCGCGTAATCAAATTTCAGTTTTGACACCTGCGCTTCTGCATCCCTGGTCGCTTGCTCCGCTTTGGCTTTCCACTCGTCAGCGGATTTCTTCACGCCGTCGATGTCCATGCCCTTGAATGATTCGATCTGCTTGCTTGCATCACTCAGCTGAGCCTTCAGCCCGTCGTGCTCCGTGGTCAGGGTTCCAATATCTGTCTTGTGCTTCTCAATATCTTTCCCGTGCTCGGCCATGATCTTATCGATCACGTCATCCGCGACACTTTCACCCAGTAACTTCTTCAGATCCTCTCGTTTCATTGCCTGTTCTCCTTGTCTTACTCGCCTACCCGTTTAACGTGGTCGGGATCACGCGGCGTCTGGCATTTTACGTTGCCCAACGAATTGTTAAAACAAAATCGCCCAGTATCGGTCAGGCCATTACACCTGTTGATACTGAGCGGGTAACTCGTGGATTCCCTATTTAGTTGTAATAATAGTATAGCACAAAAATAAACAGTTATTTATAAATTGTTTCACGTTCCGGTTGCCGGATCAAATCGGTCTGGCTGATAAAATCTCTCATTTTCGCTTGCCACTCTTTTACCTTCATCGTTTCACGTTTAGCATCTAAACCGGCAGCATTCAGCGCCCCGGCTTGCCGTTTCCAGTGCCGGATTTTACGCTCGATCCCCCGCTGATACTGAGTAGCATCATACAGGCTCATTTCCTGATCATTGTACATAACGGTTTTATCTGCCAGGTCTTTTAGCTGTTGCTCAGTATAGGCGCGTTCTGATATGCCCTCGAAAAACGGGTAGAACGAATGCCGGCAATTCCAACCCATCAGACCCGTGCCCGTCCCATATCCGGTTACTTCGTAAAAGTTCGGATAATGCGCATTCTTGGGATCAACGCCCCGGGTGAATACGTGCCCCTGCCACATTTCATGATTCTCTGGCGTATCGCCTTTGTTTCTGGCGCCCGCGTGCGCGCTTGTCTCCACCAGGTCCGTGCCCATTTCGTCAGCTCGCGCCATTTGCAGTATCCCGCTGGTTTGAGAGACCCCGGTTAGCACGGTACGCCTTACCGCAACGTCTATGCGGTCCTTGTGCCCGCTCTCGTAACTGATCATCTCCAGACCATTTGAAGCCACTGTTCTTACAGCATATGATATTGCCTGGATGTAATCCATCGCGCCATTTGACACTTGCATATATGCAAGATCGGCTGCCTGGATGAATGCTTCCTGCCCGCTCATGGCCGTAGTTAATGTCAGGTTTCGCAGGACCTGATTTGTTTTCTGCAATCCCACTGACAATACTTGTGTCATCGCCGGTGAGAGATTCAGTGGAACCGGTTTCAGCCCCGCTTTCACATAAACCGCGTCATCGAAAGCCATAGTTTTTACGCCGGCCGCCTTGAAGATTCTCTGCAACTCGTTTTCACTTTTACCGGTAAGGCGTGAAAGTCTTTTTAGAATATCTTTGTACAGCATCCCCGATTCAGATAAACGCTGCACTTGCCAGGCGGCAGATTCTAGATTTAGATTTTTAAGCCTTCTGGCTATATCGTAAATTACAGAATCCTCATACTCAGTATAGAGGGAGACGATCGGACCAACCAGCACGTCAAGGTAATCAGCGGTGAGCATTATTCCTCATTTTCAAAAAACGTGGTTCCGCTTTTCTCTGCTTTTGCCAGTGCAATCATTTTCGTTGCCGTTGCTTCATCCTCGCCATACGTCCGCATCCTGTATTCAACCAGGCTCATTGCGCCCATGGAAACTGCTTGTGAATCATTCAACCGCTGCGCGTCACTGTCAACGATGATCGAATCATCAAAATCATAAACTGGTGTGTACTTCCCGGCGGGTGCCAGTTTGTACAAAGTCGCCCAAATATCCATTGACCACAAGAGCTGATCGAGCGCCGCCTGTAATGATTTTTGCGTATCGGTAATGGTTGCATAGGTCCGTTGGCGGCTGATCTTGATCTCTGTTGCCGTCTTCGCTTCCACCGCCGGGTCTGAAATGGTTCCATACGATAACCCGCACTGAAATTCAACTTTTTTCAGCATCGCATCAAGACCGCTCAGTATGGATTGCTCTCTGAACGCCGGGCTCCACTCGTGGAATAATCCCTCCGGGTTGCTTCCGATTGGGCTGGATACCCCATTTAGAGCTCTGTAGAGTCTCTTTTTTGGTAATACCTTTTTCCCGTCTTC